AGGGGAAGCTCGTCCGCCACCAGGATCAGCTTGCCAGCCTTGAAACCGATCTTCGTCGAGGCGTCACCGTCGTTGCCTTTACCACCAGCGATGAGGGCAAGGCCCGTAAGGTCGTCTGATTTGCCGTTCAAGGTGCCTGTGATTTTACCCGATGAGGAAACCAGTTTGCCGGGAAGGCCTCCCATTGGACCAAAGAAAGCCTCTGCTTCCCCCCAGTATTTCTCAATCACGCCCCAGATACGCATCCTGGACTCTTGGAGCGATGTGGAGGTGACGAGCACCTTGGTATGCTCAGGGTCGATCAGGAAATTGGCAATCGCCCAGATGGCCCCGAACTGCGACTTGCCGCTGGATGCGTGGCCGGACACACCCAGGAACCGATGCCCCCTGACGTTGGCTAGGATGCGCTCGGCATACGGGTTCCATGTGAATCTGTACCGCGTGTTCGGGTTGTCCCAGATGATTGAAACGAACAACTTGAAGTGCTCCTCCCAAGACATGAGCTTGTTCCCTGGGATGGAGGAATAATCCTCGTAGTTTCGGAGAATTTCCCTCTCAATGATGACATCCGGCTTGGCAGCAACAGGGTTGCCCTTCACGTCCAGGATCGGGCGGAAGGTAAGGCCGTACTTGACCTTCTTGAACTTGTCAAAAAGCTGCTGTTGCCGGGGGTTCATGCTCAATCAGGGCAGGACGGGTGACGAGTCTTGCCTTCTGGATACTCCAGGGCGAGCAGCAGTTCCAGTTCGTGAATCGCCTTGCGGATGTCCTCCGCGCCATTCTTTCGGCGGTGGCGGCAGATGCGCTTCACAACGCAGCCTTCAAGGAAGTTGAGCTTGTTGGCTGTGATGAACTCGACGGGCTGGATGGCGTTGTCCTTGTAGTGGCTGCCGCCTTCCTGGCGGTTAAGGGGAGATGTATTCATGTGGTCAGAACGGTTCATTTTCTTCTCTTTCCTGAAACTTGGCAAACTCTATCTTCGACTTCTTCTTGTGGCACGGGCGGCACAGGAGCTGGAGGTTCCCCGCCTTGTGCTGTTTGCGGTAGAAAACCGTGCGGTGGACGAAGCCTACCGTATGGTGGTGGTGCCCCTGGGCTTCAATGCAGTCGAACTCAAGCTCCTTCTCGGTGCCGCATTGGACGCAGCAGCCACCCAGGGCGAACACAAGCTTGAACCGGGCGTTCTTGGCCCAGGTGTGGGGGTGCTGGGGCATGTCAGATCCACTCCTCCTCAAATCCAGTCTTCTTGGAAACAGTCGAGATATGCTCCGACAAACTCCGCTGCGACTTGCGGGACGATGGCATTGCCAGCTCCGCGCAGGATGACCATTCTTGCGGGGGAAAACCCATCAACCAAAGGGAAAAAAGCGGGTTCAGTCGGGGCGCGGCGGGTTTTTCCATCTCGGCACTGGATGGGTTTTGAGTCTGTCCAGCCAGCCACACCACTCTCCCCAAAAGTCCGTTTGTCTTGACCGTTCCCACTGAAGCTCCGTCCTTCCAATCCCGAGTGGTGGCCGTCGGCCAGCCCGCCAGTTTGGCCGCTCCTGGCAGCTTCAGGAAAATCTCCCGTTTCCCGTCCTGCTGAGTTTTGCCGTAACAATGGGTGCTGCCCGTGATGTCGTTCACAATCGGAGTTGGCCAGCACGTTAGCATTGCCGCCCCTGGCAAATCCTGGCGCTCTCCCTTGTAGCTGCGTCCCTGCGGGCCTTTCCAATCTCTCGCCTTTGCTGTGGGCCACCCAGTAGAGCCGCTGGCGGATGTGCGGAGCGCCGACGCCCGCAGCGCACAAATCGGCTCCTGCCCGTTGATAGGCCATTCCTTCCAGGTCAGCGAATACTCCGGCGAGCCAATCCCGGCCAGCCTTGCTCGCAACTTGCTCGCCAAACACGACTGGAGGCTTGCAGGCTCGGATGAGTTCGGCAAAGACGGGCCACAAGTGCCGTTCATCTTCAGTCCCTCGGCCTTTCCCCGCAACGCTGAATGGCTGGCATGGCAGGCTTGCACACCAGACTGGTCGGTCTTCAGGCCATCCGGCAAGTGTGAGGGCAAAGGCCCATCCTGAAATACCGTTAAAAAAGTGGCATTGAGTGTATTTTGTGAGTTCATCGGGGTTTATGTCGGATACGGATTTACACACTACGTCTCCTGGAGGGATAAATCCCGCCTTTATCAACTCTTGTGTCCAAGCGCACACTTTCGGATCTATGTCGTTGTAAAAATTCATCGTATTGGCCTGAACCCAAAAGAGCCTGTGTATTGATTGCCGCCAAAGCCGTGACGTTTACCGTGTTCACTGGCTTCAATTAGCTCCAAATTTTCAAGATTGTTGTTTTCTTTATCTCCGTCCTTGTGATGGATTTGCATTCCTTTTGGGATTTCACCTTTTGAGGCTACCCAAACATCCTGATGGAGATATCTCCTGCCGCACCTAGTTTCGGCAAAGTAGCCGTTTGGCCTCCGCGAGTACTTTTTGTTTTTCCACACTATAAAAGGCAACGGCTTTCTTCTAGGACGAAGGGGGAGGCTTCTTTTTCTAAATCTTTCGTAAACTGTCTGGCGGCTAACTCCAAAAGCCTTGCCTACTTCGGCAAGAGACAAACCCGCGCAATACAAGTAGTACATCTCTTTTGTTGTTTTTAAATCAGGTACGCAGCTCATTAAAGGGTATATAATGAATGGCTTACAAATGTCAACCTTTTTATACGCTATATCCACTCTTCCTCCTCGACAAACTCGATCTTCTTCCCGCTGTCACGACATGACTCAAGAAGCTGCAACGCCGTGAGCAGGCGGTCCTCCGTCGCCCTCTTCTCCTCCACCACCGTAGCCACGGCCTCATCGACCGTCCCGGGGCACATGAGCCTCCACACCTTGACGACGGCATCCTGTCCACGGCGTTCCAGCCGTCCGATTGTCTGCTCGTAGTCGTCACGGGAATAGGTCAGGGACATCCACACCAAGTTGTTTCCTCCTGCCTGGAGGTTGAGGCCGTGGGACATTGACTTGGGGTGGGCAACCAGCATGGGTATCCTGCCTGCGTTCCATTCATCCAGCATGTCCTTCTGGGCCTTCAACCCTTTGGCGTCCTGGAAGAACTTGGCCCTTGGAAACTTCTCCCGGATGCGTGCGAGTTCGTGCTTGAATGCAACGGCCACTAGAAGCGGGCTGTCCGCCTCCTTGGCGATGCGCTCCAACGCCTTGAGCTTCAGGTCGTGCAGTTCGTGATACTTCCCCTCCTCGTCATATACGCTGCCCGAGGTGAACTGGAGGAGCTTGGACACCAATGCCGCTGCGTTCGCCGCCGTGATGTCCTTGTCCTTGCGTATTTGCAGCACCAGCTCACGCTCAAACTCACGGTAACGCTGCGCGAGATCGTGGGGCAGCTGGATCTCAACGTCCTCCACAACCGTTTCAGGCAGGTTGAGCCAGTCCTTCGACCGCAGGGTGAGTGTGATGTCGGCAATGCGGTTCTCAATCTTCTCCTGCGACCCCGGCAGCTCCTTCCATTGGTAGCCCTGGTAGCCTGTTGGGCGGAAATAGGCTTGTTTGAACATGTCAAAGGCCCGACCGAGGCGCTGCCCTCCATCCACGAAACGCACCTGGGCGAACAGATCAAGAAGTGTGTTCGGAGCGGGTGTTCCGGTAAGGCCCCAAATCCTTGCGTGTTCTTCGTGCTTCACTTCGCGGCGATAGGCGTTGACCCTTTTGGACGACGGGTTACGGATTTTTCCAATCTCGTCGATCACCACCGTATCGTAAGGGACATTCAGCCCCACGTCCTTCCTCCCCTTGATGAGCTTGAGCAGCACGGGGATGGACTCAAAGTTGACGACGTAGAGGTGCGCCTTCCCCTGGAGGAACGCACGCTTGCCCGCCTCGGTGCGCAGGTTCGCCACGCGCAGCCATTTGAAGTCGTCCCACCGCTGCACCTCCATCGGCCATGTCAGATTGGCAACGCGCATGGGGGCGACGATCAACGCCCCGCAGGACTCACCCGAGCCAATCAGCTTTGACAGGGCACGCAGCGTCGCCGCCGTCTTGCCAATGCCGACGCCGACAAAGCCGAGGGCGTGCGGATGGTTCAGCAGGTGCTCGGTGAGCATGTCCTGCGGGGTGGAGCCGGGGAACTTCATATCCACGCTTCCTCCTGTGCTGGAACTCCGAGGAGTCGCTCCTGTGCAATTTTGAAGTACTTGTCATCCCGCTCGATGCCGATGAAGCTCCTGTTGGTGTTCTTGGCTGCTACTCCTGTCGTGCCGCTGCCCATCGTGAAGTCGAGCACCGTGTCCCCCTCGTTGGTGTAGGTCTTGATGAGGTACTCCATCAGGGCGACGGGCTTCTGGGTGGGGTGTTTAGCGCCTGTCACCGAATCAAAATGCAATAGTTGCGTTGGATACCCAGTCCATTCTTGCAGGTATTCGTCTTTGTGAGAAGGCCTTTTCCCGAATGCACTCTCGTCGCCATGCCTTTCTTTTGTGTTTTTAGCAACTCTCGGGGAATACACGAGGCCTTGGGGGTTATACTCCATGCGGTCTTCGGATTTACCAGAATGGGCTATTTGCCCTTTAGAAAACACGCACACGTCCTCATAGTTCTTGAGGGGCATATTCTTTGCTTGAGCAAAGCCGCTGGGCCTTGATTTTACCCACACCCAGCAATATTTGAAAGCCTCAATCTGGCTCATCACCAGCGCCGAGGTGAAGGGCTGCGAAGCCGTGAACACCGCCGCACCGTTCGGCTTGAGCACTCGCCAGACCTGCTTCCACATGGGTTCAAACGGGATCACGCTGTCCCATTTGCAGGCGGTCGTGCCGTAAGGGGGATCTGTCAGAACGAGGTCAACGCTCCTGTCAGGGACGTTGAGGAACTGCTCAAGGCAGTCGCCGTGAAAGAGTTGAACGCTCATACCCATTCGCCTCGTTTGCCGTGAATCCTCAGAGTGAGCAGGTAGTCGATAAACTCCTCGGCCTTCTTCACGTCGTCGTGCCATTCGACGAGTGCTCCGTTCTGCCTCAGAGCGTCCATCTCACGGTATTGCAGGGGTGTCGGCTTGTTGCCGGGACGTTTGACCTCAAGGAATCCAATGACACCGTGAGGGGTGACAATGATGCGGTCAGGAACCGCCCGCTGGGCAGGCGAGGTGAACTTCCGCACGATGCAGCCCTTGCTCTTGGCGTAGGCGACGATCTTTTTCTCGATGTCCTTTTCGAGGACTTTGATCGCACTCACAGCGGCAGCTCCTCCTGGGTTGAATCACGGTGCGCAGGGTCTAGCAGGTCGAGGCCCAGGACAAACTGGTTGAACGGCTGGCGGAAGTTGGAGACGTAGGTCACCTCGACCTTCAGCTCGTTGCCCGTGTACCTGCCCTTGCTGCCGAGGCAGGCCGGGCAGCAGGTGTCGCCGATGTGATCCTCGCCCCTTCCTTTGCACGGCTCGCAGGGAATGAACTCCTGGAGGATCAGGATGTCCCCCTGTTCAAATCTGCCTCTGCGGATTTCAAAGGGCCTGTCTCCGGCACGGGTGGCACGGAACGGGGCGGGGTAGGTTTTCAGTTTGTGCGTGGTCATGGGTATTGGTTACTTCTTGTAGAATTTGACGACATCGCCCTCGGCCTTCAGCGGCATTCCTTCGGCCCAGGATGGAAGGTCGGTGAGCAGGGAGACGAACTCCTCAAGGCTCTGTCCTTTCTTCGGGTGGTAGTATGCCAGCGCCTCGTCATGGATCAAGGCGCAGATTTCATACCCTGCGCGTGAGGCGTTGATCGCGCCGTGGGCCATGAAGTCGGCACAGACGCCCTGGCAAAGGTTCTCCACCAGCACGCCGCCATGCGTGGCGACACGCCCCCAGTTCACCGTCTTGGGAAGCTGCCCGTAGAAGGTGAGGGCGTCCTTCATCTTGGCATCGGGAGCCGTGCGCCGGATCACGGCCATCTGCTCAGGAGAAGGATTGAGCATCTTCTTCCACGTCACTTCAACGTCCTCCTTGCCATCAGGCAGCCTGACCTTCTTCTCCACCTTCCAGGTGAGCATCTTCTCAATCTTCGGTTCGGGATAGGCGATTCGACGACCGCTGGGCATCACCATGAACAGGTAGTCCATTCCCGCCGTCTTGGCCGTGAAGAAGTGGCAGCGGACGCCGAACGAAATCTTCTTCATCGGATTGCGGACAGCCTGGATCGCAGCCTGCTCCGTCTCGTTCCAAAGCCTGACTATCTGAGGCGACGCTTCACGCCATGCCGACACGATGCCGGGAAGCTCCTCCTTGGTGAGTCCCTGCTTGAGAGCGCCCATCTTCTCCATCGCCCCTGGGCCGCCGCGATAGCCAAGCGCCAATTCGGCAACCTTACCTTTCTGTCTCAATGGGTGCGCTTTGCCGTTCTGCTTCTTGTAACGGTCAAATTCTTCAAGGGGCACGTTAAACATCTGACCAGCAGACGCCTCGTAAATACGACCATGCGTGTTGAACACGTCGAGACGCCACTTCTCGTTAGCCTGCCAAGCCAGGGCGCGAGCCTCAATCGCCGCGTAGTCGGCGTCCAGCATCGGCCCTCCTTCGACATCGTGGATGAAGTGACGGATGCAGGAGGACACGACCTCCAGGCTTGATCCATACATCAACTCCAGCCACGCCGGGTCAACGCCTTCCTGGATGGCGGCGTAGGCGTCCTCCGTCTCGTCAATCGTCGGGCGCTTGAAGTTCTGCGGCTGCACCAGCGACGCGCTCCATCGTCCTGTCCCCGCCCCGTGGAACGTGAGCGTTCCCCTCACACGGTTGTCGTGCGGTCCTGCGCAGGCCAGCATGGCGGGAATCTTCTTGAGCGAGGCAAAGCTGATCCTCTTCTTGAGCAGCAGCGCCTTGCCGACTTCGCTGGACGGGTCGAAGTCCTCGTCCTCAATGACCTCCTCCAGCGTGCCGGATTGCAGGTTCTCGCGCTCGTAGCCACGCTCCTTGAGCCACGCGAGGAACTTGGCGTTCTGGTTGGGAGACAGTCCGGTGAGCCTCTCAAACTGCGCCGAGATGCGGGCGCTTTCCTTCTCCACGATGACCTGCGCCTTGCGCAGGGCGCCCAGGTTCACCGGGAAGCCACGGGAGTTGATTTCCAGGTCAAGCTGGAACGTCTGAAGAGGGAACCCCTTCAACTCAAAGTCCTTGAGCTTCTGGTGAATCTCCTGCTCCACACGCACGTCCTGGCGGCAGTATTCACAGAACTGCTCAAAGGCTTCCATGTCCTCCTCCGGCTCGACCCACAAACCCGTCTTGCCGTTGGGGATGGAGAACTTGCGAATCAGACCGCCGCCGTTATCGTCTTTCTGGTTGGTCAGCTTGAGCGCCTCGGCCAGGCGCTTCAACGAGGATGGCAGCGCGGCACGCCTGCCCATGGCTGCGGTGCAGCGCCACTGGTGATGCCCGGGAGCCTTGAACCCCGTGGTCTTTTCAAAGAGTGCGTCGGTGATGGGCACCTCAAAGCCCGTGGCGTTGTGGGCGTAGATGATCGTCTCCGGCCTGCCCATCTCACGCATCAGCGCCTCGGCCTTCCTGTCGTGGTTCCAGGGCGTCCAGACAACGGGATCGCCGCGCTCCTCGGCAATGCCGATGCACAGGATTTCCGTGGAGGGGTCGAAGGCGTAGCGCCAGCCGCCCACTTTGGGCAGGTCGGCGAGCGACCGGGTTTCGTAATCGAGATGAAGGATCATGAGAAAGCATTAGCCCGGTATTTTCGCACCCGCCGGGGCGGTCGTTGGCCGTTGATGAGGGTGTTGGCCCACCCATAGAAAATGTTTCCCGCCCGCCTGCCAAAATCCCTCGCAAGGATTTAGTGTTTGGTGAAAACGCAGACGGACGGGGAAAGGATGCCTGCCGCCGCGAAAGTCCCTCGGCTTGCACCGTGAAGGCATGTGCTCTTTCGCGCTTCGTCCGTGGTCGCTGGCAATGCGTGAGAACGGATTCGAGCAGCACAACTACGGCAGGAAAAGATTGAGCGCGGATGGATTTGAACCACCATCTTTCAGGCTTTTGAGGCCCTAGCGTTACCAGTTCGCCACGCGCTCAAATTGGATTCCTGCCGCCGAGTCTTAAGCCTCGCTTGGGCGAGTTCGCGGCACCCTCGTCTTGCGGAACGGCAGGAAAGTCTTCCTTACTTACTCGCCGTCACCTCAATGGGCTTGAGGACGACGATCCCGGCTTCACGGATGTCGGCGGCGTCGGTCGGGCTCAGGACGCCACGGCGCTCAGCGTAGGTGATGGCGAGGTTGCCCAGGCGGGCGAGGCGTTCGTTCTCGTCGGCGGTCTTGCAGGCGACGAGTCCTGCGAGGAAGCCCTGGCAGAGAAGGGTGAGGAGGATGGGGCGGATGTAGGGTTTCATGGTGTGTTACTGGCAGGATTCACAGGCTTCTCCGAGGTCGCACGACGGCGTTCCGAGGGGTTCGTTGAGGTCGTCGTCCTCGACATAGATGGTGAGGTAGGTAACCGAAGTCGGAGGAGGTTCATCCATCTTCAGTTCAGGCATCGGCTCAACGCAGATAGCCGCAGAGTAGCCGATGTTGTTTTTGCGGAAAAGCTCGTCGAGAGCCTCTCGCACGTCGTTGAGCAGTCCGGTGGCAGACTGATTCAGATTGAGTGGGCGGGTGTTGTAGGACTTCATCGTGGGGGTAGTGTGGGGTGGTTGTGGTTCATGGGGATAAATTCAGCAGGCCCAGCGTTTGCGTGCGGCCTTGCCACGTTCTCCATCCCAGGATTTCGACCTGCTACAAAAACTCGCCTTCCGCTTCTTGTCCGCCTCGGTCTTGGGGTGCGGTGCCGGTGGCTTGAGGTTGCTGCCAGTGGCGGCGTTGTATTTGGCACGGCCCTTGGCGGTAAGCCCGGCTCCCTTGGAGACAGGCAGCTTCTCGCCGCGACCGACCGATAGACTGGGGTTTTTCTTGGAGGGCATAGTCTTGTTGGCGTTGTTGAGTTTGGTGCCGTCTCTCCGGCTGTCACGCCTCGTCACTATGGCAGCGTTGACCAGATTCGCCAGTGTTAGATTTCCGAGCTGGACTCGTCATCGAACACGTCGTCGGCGCTGATGCCGCCACCGCCGAACGGATCGCCGTCACGGAGGAACTGGATGGCGTCAATGCCTGCGAACAGGCCGTTGCCGCCCTTGTCCTTGTCCTTCACGCCGTAGAGCGTGATGACGGCGTTGACGTAGCAGCCGTTGTAGGGCTTGCCGTCCTCGGCTCCGAGGGGAGTGCGGTCGGCGTCAACGATCGGGAACTTCTTCCCGTTGGTGGCCTTCACGACCATCATGCCTTCGTAGCCATCGTAAGGCTCCCCGGTCTTTTCGCTGATGTTGTCATCGCCCTTGGCGATGCAGCAGCGTTTCGGATCGCGGTATTCCATCGGCTTGCCGAACTTCTCTGTCTCGACGGCCTTGCGGGCCTCGGCGAGGAGCTTGAGGTTGTTCTTCCCGTCAACCGTGTTCGGGTCGATCAGGAACGAGGCGCGGAACTTTTCAGGTCCGTTGGCGATGCTGGCGGTGGGTTTGAAGAGACTGGAGAAACTGAGGCGCACGTTGCGCAGTTTGACCTGTCCTGGTTTGAGCTGGCTCATTGTATGGGTGGTGTTTGGTTTACGCTAAGAGGAAAGACTTCTCTCCCCTGTTGCTGTTATTTATACATTCGGTTTTCAGAAACGTCAAGCGCGAAAATCGCCTTCGTGCCATTCCAGGCAAAGTTTCTGCGTGCGGGGCTGCTCGGGCAGACCCAGGTTGCGCATCTGGCTGAGGAGGCGGGAGCCGATCAGGATGCAAGGCTTGTCGAAGTCAACCTTCCGGCTGACCGTATACCACGTCGCCGCGTCAACGGTTTCACGCGGACGCTCGGCCACGTTGCGCTCAGGGGCGCTGCGTGCCTGCTTCAATTTGTCACGGAAGGCCGCGACGAGGGACTCATGGGTTGGTTTCGGTTTCTTGGGTTTCATGGTTGGGCGAGTAGCATTTAAGTTCCTTGGGGTTTTCAAAACAAGAGATCGGCGGATTCGGTCCGCCCCACCAAGCCTGCGCTCTGCCGCGAACATCATCGGTCAAGGCGCGACCACAGGTGTTGAACTTCGAACACTCTCGGGCGGTGCAGAAGGTTTTGTCGTAGAAGGTGATCATGGCTGTTGTTTTACTGAATCACTTTGTTTTACTGGGCCAGTAAAACTAGGGTTCGCCGATCCGGCACTCCGCTGTATAAAGATGCTGGAGAGACTCAAAGCGCGGAAGCTCCGAACAGGGTTTCTGGAAGGCTTCATCAACGCTCAGGACTCGGTTGTTCGGCACGGCGGCGAACCACCCCTGCTCGACCTGGAGGACATGAAGCTGCTTGTGCTGTTCAAAATCATCCGCCAGGGCGTTGCCCATGAAGTCAATCGTGAACAGGTAGCGGGACGCAAGGCGATCAGGGTATTCTTCAACCTTCCGCACGTTGAGAAGTTGCGCGTTGCCTCGCTTCCAGATGCCGAACTCATGCACGGTAAAGGTTGAAGAGAACGTGTCCCAGGGCTGGATCAATTCCGTGTCAGGCATCGGGCATGGCTTCCAGCAGAGCGCCTGGATCGGCAGGCAGAACATGGCTCCGGCAATGTCAGGTTCGTCGAACCGGACCTGGAACTGGAGGCTCGCCGCTTCCTGGCAGCGAATCCCCAGGATGTGCGCCTTGAGAAACTCCCCCTGCCCCCTTTCGTGGTTCTGGGTGAACTCTTTTCGGACAAGGCAGCGGATGATATGTGGCGTGTCGGCTAGAATGAAAGACATGGTATTGGGCTTCTGAGTTCACTGGTTCGTCAAATCCATTCCTCCACGGTTTCGTCGTCAAAGGCGTCAGCCGCGCTCGTTGGTGAGTAGGCTGGCCGAGGATCGTCCTCGCCAGTCAGGACAGGCTTGCCTTCGGGCTTGATGACCAGCGCTTGAATCTGCTTCCATTGATCGGGGGTGAAGTCGAACTCAAACTCCTCCGCCTGCTTGGGCGTGATGATCTTCTCGCTGATGAAGGATTCCCGTGGCAGCACGGATGCCATGATCTCCTTGGCCTTCACGTCGTCACCCCACTTGCGATGTCCGCCCTTGGACAGCACGATCTTGGTGCCGGGCAGCGCCTTGCCTGCCGTAGCCATCTGAAGCGCATAGTTCTCGACCTGCCCCAGCCACTTGCTGATTTCATCCTTGCGTGCGATGACGCGAGCAAGCTGCTCTTCAGGTGTTGACTCGGGGCTTTCCAACTTTGGTGCCTCGCCTTTGATCATCGGTTCAAGGGGTGTGTCGTCCAGCAGCCATGACGCACGGGCCGTGCAGAAGCTGTTGGCGGGGCAGAACTGGCACGTTTTTTCGCCGGGGCGGAACTCAAGGGTCAATGCCTTGGCCTGGATGTCCTGGGCAGGCCCGAGCACACGGTCGTCGGTGAACTGGATCAGTTCGCCCCAGGTGATCGACCAGCAGCTTTGACGGTCGCCTTGGCGCACACGGGGCTGGAAGATGTGAAGGTGAACAGGGGTGTCCAGGCGGGGTGACAGGCCGGACTGTTTCACCGCGCTGCGGGCGTAGATCGCCATTTGCAGGTTCTCAAAGGCGGAGACGGACACTCCCTGCCCGTATTTATAGTCGCAGATGTGGATGGTTTCAGCGATGCTGCACCAGTCAACGTAGCCGCTGCGACCCGGCATGTAGAACAGATCAACCTTCATCTCCGACTGCCACGGCGTGCTGGGCTTGTCACGAAGGGCGTGACAATAGTCCACGAACGCCCTGCCATGCTTCTGCATTTCTGCATTGGCATAGGCTGGCAGGGATTCACCCATGAACAAGCACTCAACGACCTTGTGAGCCTGCGTTCCCTCCACCGAGAACTCGGTGTCCTGCGGAGGGATGCGGTGGGCGTTCTCCAGGACGTAATGCGGCTGGGCCGTGCATTCAGTCCAAGTGTGGGCCGCGCTGGCGTTGAGGTTGAGACGGGGAGCTTTCTTCATGGCAGTCGGAGTGAGGGTTGAAGGGATCAGACTTCCTCTTCCTTGGCGGAGGAGGCCAGCGCGGCCATCTCATCGGCAAGCTCGTCGAGCTTCTCGTTGAACTGGTAGAGCAGGGCCTGATCGGTCAGCTTGGAGATGGGCTGGTCCCAGCCAAGGGTGTTGGTGCGGAAGTCCACCAGCTTCTTGCGCATCTCGACCTTGAGAGGTTCCTCACCGGCGAACAGTTCGCTGGCCTTGCGGGCAAGGTCAACGCCCGTCAGTTCGGGAAGGGCAGGCTCGACTTCGGCCTCGACGGCGGGGGCAGGCTCGGCAGCGACGGGAGCAGGAGCTTCTTCGACGACGGGGGTGGGTTCAGCCTTGGCTGGGCGGCCACGCTTCTTGGCAGGAGCGGGAGCCTCGGGGGCGGCGGGAGCCTCGGTTTCACCGCCGGAGGTGGAGATGGTGGCGGTGACAGGTGGAGCAGTCACGAAGATGGAAGCGACTTCGGAGAGCTTGTTGATGGCGTCCGCGAGCTTCTCGAACTCGGGGACGTTGATGGTGATCTGGATCGGTGTCATGTTTGTTTTGGGTTTGGTGTTTGGTTTTTCCGTCAGGTTGAACGGGAAAGTCTGCTGCGGGCTGGCCGCGTTGAAGGCGTCAATGAACGCCTGTCCGTTGGTGTAGGCGACATGGAGGAGGAAGTCCTCGCTGGCGCTGTGCTTCTGCATGTCGAAGGCGTTCGACATGTCGCGCCAGCCCCAGACGTGCTGTGACAGGCACAGCTTGAAGTATTCGAGAGTAAAGTCTGAGGGGGTCATCGGAGAATAAACCTTTATCTGTTTTCAGAAAATGCAAGGGTTTTTCAAACGAACTCGTCATCATCCGCGCTTTCCTGTTCGAGGCGCTTGCGGGCGACGTTGAACATCTCCTCGGTTGTGAGTCCTTCAAACCGACCCGCCTTGACCCAGAGGTATTGCTTGATGCCTCCGAGCATCGGGCGGCCTTGCAGCCTCACGAAGTTGGAATCACGCAGCATTCGGGTGATGTATTGCATGGATTCCCTCATGCCTTCGGCTTCGAGCGCCTCCTTGAGCGTGGACTGTGCGATCATGTCCTCGGCGACGAGCGGGTGGGCCGCCTCGCGCACCATGTCCCTGATCGTGGAGGAGAGCTGGTCAGCGCTGTCCTCGATCATTTCCTTCAGGTAGATGGTGCTCGGGGCACGGCCATCGGGTTCAAAGTCGTTGCTGATCTCCCAGTCCTCAAAGAACGCACGGAATCCGCCGGGATACTCGGCCAGGCCGTTGAACAGTTCGTCGAAGTAGGAATCACCCAGGGCGAGCACCTGCTCGGGAGTCTGGAGCGGCGACTTGATGACGAAGTAGCGCCGGGATGAGTCCGTAAGCGCCAGGGCGTCGTGGAAGTTCGTGAACATGATGTAGTTCGTCACGTTCCTCACCGTCCGTGCGTCCCTGTTCCTCTGCGTGATCGTGATGCGGTCGTCCGTGATCGCCTCCTTCAGGCGGTTCATGATGTCGTGCCGGTTGTGCCCGTGGACACGCACCTCGCCGACCACGATCGCCTGCGACCCGTAGCCCCAGTCGTTCCACTGGCTGCGAATGGCGTCGTTGTTGACGTGCTTCACGTTGTCCTCTCCCAGCACGACGGCGAGCAGCTTGGCGAAGAAGGTCTTGCCGCAGCCCTCGGCACCCTGGATGATGATCGACCACCTGATCTTGCGACCTGGGAACTGTACCATGTAGGCGATGAAGTCGATGAGCACCCTGCGGTATTCCTCCTCCTTGACGAGGTTCTTGAGGTGCTTGTCCAGCAGCGCCTTGGCCTTCTGCTTCTGGCTGCTGTCCGCCTTGCAGTAAGTGCGGCGGTAGGTGTTCACCCTGCGACCGCCCTCAACGTCCTCGGAATAGACGCTCTTCGGGTTGGCCGGGTCGTAGTCGTAGTCATCACAGACGAGGCACTTCACGTCGTTGAGCAGGTATCGGCTCGGCAGGTAGATCGGATTGACCAGCTCGGCTGGCGTTGCGTCCTTGCCTGCGGCAATAAGCTGCTCTGCCGTCGGCAGAAGGTAACGGCTGTAAGCGTTGTCGAGGGCGTTGGAGGAGAGGCGCTGATGGCTCGTCGGCTTGAAGAACATCTCATCGGCGGTGATGTAAGACCACCCCCTCGCCCAGGCTGGAATCTCCTTCTCGCTGGAGGCGTCCTTAGCCCGTTCGCGCCTGTCCCGAGTTCGCTTCAAATCCTTCTTCAAAGCCACAGCGGAAGCGCTTTCTCCGAAACTGCCCTTCAATTTCGTGCGGATGAGGGAGAGCAGCATGTCCTCCTCGACGGCGGTCAGCATCGGCAGCGCTGCGATCTTCTCCAGGGCGATGTGGGTCAGATCGTGCGTGCTCCTGGCCTCCTCTTCAATCCACTTCTGGACGCTGTTGTAGCACACCTCCTTCACAGGTCCTGCGTTCCACCCGGCGTCCGACGCCATCTTGATGAGCGTGCGAAGGGTGACGGGGGCTTTCCCCTTCGGGGAAGGCTTGATGGCGTTCCACTGGCGCACGGTGTCATCCGCTCCTGCGTACTTGTCCGATCCCGCCCTGGAACTCCAAACGTCAAAGGCCATGTAAGCATGTTCAGCTTCGCCCGTGTGCCCGAACTGATGCTTCAGGGCGCAGGCGACATCAAGCCACTGGTGGTAGGAGCATGAAGGGTTGAGATGGTTGAGCATCTCGGTTGCATGAGCAACGGTGACTCCCTCCAGGGGCATCCGCAGGAACTCCAGGCCGTCGTCCTCGCCGGAGCCGTGAAAGCCATCGGCAATCCTGACGCCGCTTTTTGTCACCAGCTCCTTGTCCGTGCCCTTTGCCTCCTCGGGCACGTCTGCCACATCCTTCATGGTGTAGGGGCGTCCGCCGAGGTGGGTGTCCTTGAGCGGGTGGAACAGGTCAGGGTCCTGATCCGAGAACCTGCTGGGCAGGATCATCGGCTGGTTTGGAATCAATGACTCCTTGGTGACGTTGCGGATGCCCAGGAGCAAGGCGACGTGCCTGACGGCGGCAGGGTAGGAGTCCCACTCAATCGCCTCGGCGTCCACAACGAGGCGCAGGCGGGGTGCCTTCTCGGTCGAGGAGGCGGTGGTGTAAAAGGCATAGTTCCACGTCCCCAGGGCACGACGGACATTGGCAGGGCGACGCAGCAGCGGCTCGGCATCGCGGGCGTCGTCAATGTCAAGGAAGAGCAGGTTGCAGAAGCCCGTGGCCTTCTCCTTGAGGCGGGGCGTCGTGTCACGCTGGAAGGCGCAGGCGGTCAGGTAGGGGCTGTCCTTGGCGTCCAGCTTCTCCTGACGGGTGGGCAGCAGTTGGTAATCGCTGCTGGCGATGGGAAGGGGGAAGGCCGTCTCAAGGTGCTTCTTGACCAGCTCGTCAAACGAGCGGGCGGAGGAAGCGGTGACCAGGGATGACTTTACCGATTTTCCGAAAAAGTATCGGGCGGGCATGGTATTGTATTGTCAATGGTCATCATTTGCCCGTGAGGAGGTGGTCAGCCGGAACGTCCAGCGCTTCCGCGATGGCGTAGAGGGTGGCCGTGTTGGGGAAGCGCAGCCCGCGCTCGATCTCGGAGATGGAACCAATGCCCACCTCCGCCCTGGAGGCTAACGCCTCCAAGGTCATGCTCTTGTCGATGCGCGTCTGCCTGATCCGGTTTCCCAGAAGGATGCGCTGCCTGAAATTGGTCTTTTTTCCCATGATGATTGTTTCCGTATTCTGAAAGGTAAAGGGTGCGGGGTCAAGGGTTTTTATGTTCACCGATATTCAGATGAATCAAAACGGCCTGAAACCTCTCTGAAGCCGAGGCAGAGATAGCTTTGGCTACGCCCCCTCCACAGACTTTCTTCAGTACTCCTACATAACCAGACCAACACCCTGTGTGCTGCATCCACAGTTCTATTTCTCTTGTGGCGTTCAAGTCTAAGTCAAAGTTGGGGATCGGTGTTAACTCACTGGTGACTCCCCAATGATTTGCAAAGGGTGTATCCGCCCCTGGACGTATACCCGTGGGGGGAACGCAGGGGTTCGGGTCCAGGTAGATACTCGTCCACCCAATTTCTTTAGCCAAAGCGGCTATTTTCTCTCGTTGTGTCATACGAAGCACTCCTCCTCGGACGGTTTGTTGTTGGACACGGCAGGCACCTGGACGACGCAGACCATGCGTGCCCCGGCCCTGTCAACGAGGGACACAGACCAGCCCTGCTCGGTGCAGGCTCGGATCGCCTCGGCAACCTTGTCAGCAGCCAGGACGACGGTGCGGAACGGGCCGTTGTCGTCCGAACCAAGGGTGGTCGGCAGCACGCGGCGCTTCATCGCGGTGACAATGCGCTCGGCGTCCTGGCCGTAGGTGACGTAGCCGTCGGAGTCGGAAAGGATCGCCACGTCAGCGCCACGGGCGGCGAGGCGGATGGAGTCGTGACGGCGTTGGAAGTATTGGAGGGCGGGGTTCATTTGCGGGTAGGTTTAATCTGTTTTCAGAAAGTGCAAGGCCAAAGTCAATCGGGGATGGATTCAAGGTGGAGGCGGTGGGCTTCGCGCCTGCGGTTCTCACGGTCGATGAAGTTGAACAGCACCTGCCACTCGTCGGCGGAGAGCGAGCTGTTCTCGTTGTAGATGACGTTGGTGAGCCTGTGCTTGTTGAAGCCACGGGCGGAACTGAGCTTCTTCAACCCGACCCTGGACTCGCGCATGGTGGAGGAGAGCATGGAGCGCAGGACGGCGTAGCGCCTAGCACGCATCTTCTTCGCCTTGGCGATGCAGTTGTCGAGCTTGCGAAGCTCGGAGATGATCTGTTCGGGGGTGGCTGTTGCGGGTGTGGTCATGGTAGGGGTAGGTGTCGTTCAGAAGCGCTTGTTCAACCTCGCCTGTGCCCTCGTATTCAAGGGGCTTGTCGGGGAATTGTTCGGGATCGGTTTCAGGGCTTGGTCGGCGGGGCATCGTGGAGGAAGGGTTCGAGTTTGGTGAGGGCGGGGTTGGACATGGGGGTGGTATCAGTGGCTGTTGGTTGTGGTGAGGTTGTGCCATTCTTTGCAGATGGATTCGAGGGTTTCGTCAGCGGTAATAACTTCGTCGGGAACGCACCCTATTTTATCTGCTGGAGAAATAGTTTCCAGCCCCTCAATCGCCAGCAGCAGGCATTTGCACGCGGCAGGTGACATGGTGCGGGCGTAGGCGATGAAGGCGGCGGTTGCTAGGGCTTCTTCTGGGTCTTTGCCTCGTATGCCGCCGTCATCATTGTCATCATCCCTCAAACCAAAAAGGACAACGGTCTTTTTCTCGTCAAAAGTGCTGATGCCTGGGCGCTCGTTTGAGGATTGCTGATCAACTTTCCAAGGCCCAGGAGTCGCCGCCTCGGCCTCCGCGATGTGCGCTTTGAGCGCGGATTTGATTTGTTCGATGGTGGTCATTGTTGTGGTGGGTAGATGTCGATGAAGTGGGTGTCGCTAGAGCATTTAAGTCGAGAAGTAGTCCAGCCAAATTTTGGGCTGTATTGACCATATATGCGCACGGCCCCATCCGGCACAGGCCCGGCCTCGGCAATGGGGCGCAGACGGAGGGCAGCGCGTTCAGCCAAAACATCCGACAGTCGGCGGTTGGTGTCGTAATTTCTGCGCTCAACGTCAGCAATTTTTGACTCCAACTCTTTCGCCCTGGCCTCGGCGGCGATGGCGCGGCGTTCGAGGCGGCGAGCAAAGTCGGCTTTGACCATATATCCGCCAAATCTTTGTGTTTGGTTGGCTTCTTCAAGGTCGGTTTCTGGCGTTGGTGTTTCGGGTGTCATGGTGTGTTTCCTTTCTTGTGGTTCTCGTAGGAGGCTAGGGCTTGTTGCACAGCTCCTCTGGCAACTGAGACGTTGTTCATGTGTGCTCCATGACCAACATCCTCGATGAGTGACAGGCATTCGTCAGAGGCTTCCAAAGCCTCCGCCATCCTGTCAGCCAGTGCTGTCATGGCGGCGAGTTCGGTTTCAAGCTTTCTAGCAAACTCCGCCGACACGGGATCAGGCGGGTAGGACTTAGTTTTCTTGAGCCTTCGGCGCTCGGCATCAGTGCGAGGTGTTTTCACTTTGCACCTCCTTCCAGCGCGGCGATGAGGGCGTCGGCAATAGTGAGTGCTCCGGCAGCAATACCTTCAACAGTTGATTGGCATGTCGGGTCAGCGAGCATACCGAACATAGCTTCTTTTGCCAGCCGTTCGCGCCGTGCCTTGGCGATCATCTCGTCAAGCCAGGGCGTGCCGGAGCAGGGCTGGCCTGTGACAAGGGCGGCGTGCTCGATGGCTGAAAGCGATGCGTGCAGCCGATAGGGCGGAGTTGGTCTTGTTTGGTCGTTTTCTTTCATGGTGTTGGTTCCTTCCAGGTGAATGTTGTGTTTCCGAACTCGTCGCTGACCCAGGTGGCGAATCCGCGCTGGACGGCTTCGGCTTGCAATGTTCGCCCTTCTTCACCTCCTTTATAAAAGGCTGCTGCAAGCATAACTGCCAAGACAAAAAATACACAAGCGGCGATTAGCTTTTCGTCTCCTTGTCTCACTTCGCCACCTCCTTTCCAGGCTTGCTGCAATCTCCAAAGAAGCTACAAGCCATAAGGCTAATGGCTGACCCAATGATAATTCCTGCGCACCAACCAAAATTAAGCGCTTCGTTTTCCTCACCAAGGGCGCTAACAAAGTTTATGGCGGATACACCGCATACAAATAGGAAAATTTGATGTTTCTTCATGGTGTTGTTCAGTTGTTGGTTACTTCCCAGGCTTGCTGCATGACCTCCATGCGTTTGCGTCCCAGCGTCCGGTGTCGGGGATGGAGGTGTTGATTTTTGCCGCATCTTGAAGAAGCTCAAAACTGAACTTTTGAATCAACGGATTGTTTGGCTCAGTTTCAGGAAAACCTACTCCGTCAGACGATACGCATAGGGGCGTGATCCACAAAGCCTTCGCCCCAAAAGTGAACACACTCCCCGGCGGGCAGTCCTCCGGCCCCAGCGGCACCTGGGCGGCAGGCTCGGCCTCGGCAATGGACGGGCTTTCGCGGCGTGGCAGGGCGGCGAGGAAACGCTTAATCTCGGACACAAAAGGCATGGTATGGTTAGCTGATCGCCAAGCGTCGGCAATTTCCATGTCTGTATATTCACCGCCGCCAGCCAGGAAGGGCGCGAGGGCCGGGTTGCTGATGGCGTGCTGGATGACGGCGCGGCGGTCTTTAGCTTGATTTTTCCAATCGTCAAAAATGTTTGAAGTAGTGAGCACAATTTTAGAGGATGGGAGAAACGCCTCATCAGCGACTTGTTGGAGTGTGTCTTGTGGGATGTTCATAGCATTCACTTTTCGGTTCGGGGTTGCGTGGGGTGGTTCAGACAAAGCTGTCGGGTTGCGGAGGGGAGGGACGGGGGCGCTTGCGCTTCGGCCCGCGCTTCTTTTTGAGCTTCAGCTTCTTCAGCCGGTGATACTTGGCCGTGAGGGCGGTGCAGCCAATGACTGCGGCGTTCTCAGCGTCCGTCAGTGACGGGTCGAACAGCGTCCAGTCGTAAACTCCTGGGCGTCCGCTGCGGGGCAGGTGCGCCGTCCTGGGGCGCTTCTTGTCGCGTCGGAACTCATGCACAATCCGCCAGGGTATGCCTGTGAGATGGGCGATGGACTCCGTGCGGTTCATCTTCCAGATTTCGTCAGGGATGTCGGCCAGACGTGCGTGCTGGGATTTGCGGAGGGGGGTCATGGTGTGATAAAGCGCTTGTCGGCGGGGATTCCTATAAGTGTTTTGCGGAGTAAGGACTTGCGCCCTCTGGCGACAATGTTTTTGGCCCTTCTTTCGCGGAGGTGTTCTGCAAGTTCGACGTGTCCAGCAGCAAAAAGCTCGGATGTTGTCATCTTGTTCCAATGGCTTCTTGGTCTTTTCATGGGTGTTCAGAGCTTTGACATTTCATTTCCAAGTCGGGCGGACTCCCCTCGCCAGCGGGAAACGACGGCGGAGGACACGGGGGCGGGGAAGGGGCTTTTTGGCTGGGGTGATCTCGGTGCCGTCGGGGTTGACGGGGTACCAGCCTGCACGCTCAACAAGGGCCCACGCCCAACAACACGCTTCGTCATGCGCATTGTCGTATTTCTCCTCTCCTGACCTTTCTTCGATAGTGAGGATGCGAACGTGCTGCTCAGGTTCACAGGGGCATTTGCCGTCAGCAGGCCAGGGATACCAAGGAAGGCCGCAGGATGTGAAGGTGTTCATGGTATTCTATTTTCAGAAATATAGGTGACGTGATTCACTGTGTCAAGGGCGACTCAGAGCTTCGGGTTTTCGGCGGCGGGTTGCGAGGGGGCCAGGGGCGTGAGTGGACGGGTTGCAGAAGGGCGGGTGGACGCCTGGTAACGGGCGTGGGCAGAGAGGGCATTGTGCGCCTCCTCAATCATCTCAACGTCCAGGGCGAAGTTGGGAAGCAGGAGGTGGGCGTTGAGGAGACGCCGGACGGCGGATGCCAGAGCGTCGGCGACGTCGGCGGGGACGGGCGGGGGAGGGGTCATGGTCGTTCAGAGCTTCAGGTTAATGTTGGCGGGTTGCTTGTGCTGGGTGGAGATGGAAGGGCGGGTTACAGGGGAGGCGGAGGAGGCGGCAGGGTTTTAGCCCGTTCGCACTCGGCAAAGGCAATTAGAGAAAGTATGGTTCCTGCCCGTTGCCTGCCAGGTCCGAACGGGTCGAGATATGCCACGGCGTCAATCCTGCCTTCCTCGTCAAAGTAGAAGCTGGCAATCCTGCCGTTGTCACGGGCTTGCTTTTGGAGTTTGAGGAGTTCGTTTCGGTCGGTCATAGCTGTCGGTTTTCGTTTCAGGGTTTCTTGTGCTTGTTGTCGGTGATGGCGTTGACGGGCTGCGGATGAGTGTGCTCGATGTACCCGTCCTTTTCACTGTTGCGAAGGGCCAGGATGCAGCCAAGCATGGCATTCATGGCCCCATTGGTCATGGCGATGTCGGTGAAGGTCTTGCCGTTGTCCCTGCTTGTGGACAGAAGCCAGTTTCCTTTCTTGTCGCGGAACACTTCGATCCTTGCGCGGGATTTTTTCTTCACCAGAACGGCGCAGGTGACGGGTTTGACGAATTTCTTGCTCATAGCTTTGGGATTTGTGGTGCGGGTTGCGTTGTCTGGGATCAATGGGTTGGACGGGTTATCGAAGGGCGTCAGGATCAGACACGGTTTTGCCCTCCAGGTAAAGGTTCAGCGTGTCAATCTGAGCCTGGAGCCTGTCGATTCGCCGTTGCAACTCCGCCTTGGTCTTGTCGATGCCTTCGAGAGGAAACATCAGGTTCCTTGCTGGCGTCTTGATGTGGAGGTATCCATTGCTGGAAAAATGCTTGTTCGGGTTTTCTTGTGCCGTGGTCATAGCTTTGACTTTCTGATTTTGGGTTGCTTGTGCTGGGTTCAATGGGGTGGACGGGTTACAGGAGGGGGCGGAGGTAGCGCAGGCCGGACAGGGCGATGCTGCGGACGGGGAACCCATGGCAGACCACGGGAGTGATGAACGCCCCCTGCGGCATGTCGGCCTGGGTGCAATGATCCGTCGAGCGGATCATCTCACCTTCAGGAAGGACTAGGAACCGGCGGCCGGTGCGGTTGCACGTCTCGAGCTGGGGAGGGGGAGGGGCGGGGAGGATGGACGGAGGCATGGGGGCGCTCAGAGCTTTGGGGTATTGGTGTCGGGTTGCGTGGGAAGGGTGAATGTGGGGCGGCGGGTTACAGGATGGAAAGAACCTGACGAGCGGATAGGCCGCGCCAGAAAGTCGAGTGGTCGGCACTACCGGGGAAGCGCTCAATTTCTTGAGCCGCCTGCCGACGAAGGGCTGCCTTGCGGCTTTTACTCAGGGCGCGAAACTGCTTTTCAAGGGTGGCGATGTATTCTTGAACGGTGTTCATAGCTTCAGGATTTCGTTTCAGGGTTGCGTTGTCTGGTTATGGGTGGGATTGTCGGTTACAGGATGGAGGTATGGACGGGATCAATCGCGCATCCACCACGCGGGGCGCCGGCGCTGGATGGCGGCCAGCCTTTCGCGCTCGTATGCGGCGCGCTCGTCGGCGGCCTGGGCGCGTCTCCTCTCAAGGGTTGAGAAGAGACGAGCGAGAGGGGCGGCGGTCACGTCGTCGGCGGTGTCCTGGGGCGGCGGGTCCGGCGGACGCTTGAACGGGGGGCCGGAGTCGGGGCGGAGGGGGAGAGAAGGCGGAAGGGGTGGCATGGGGTGGCGTGGGTTAGGCGTTGCAAAACAGGGTGGATTCCATCTCTTCAGCCTCGGCGTGTTCTTCGGCTTCACGTTGTGCTTGCTCCTCTTTCTCGCGTGCCTCGCGTGCCTCGCGTTCATCGTCGGCGGCATCCTCGGCGAGCGAATCGGCGGCATGGGCGGCCTCGTCGGCGGTCTCATAAATGTCACACTCAACAAAAGATGCCATCCCCTCTCCCATCGTCCAGCCCGCCAGGAATCCGCGCCCCTTGGGGAGGGTGAACACGAGACCCCTGATTTTCTCATCGCGGTAGTCGTCCGTGAACCATCCCGTGTGACGGATGCGGACACCTTCCACCTCATCACAAAACTGCCAGCGGAGGCGGAAAGGCGCGGAGGAATCGTCCAGATAGAATCCCGTTCCTTTCCCGGCGTGTTCGGGGCGGGGGGCGTGATAGCAAGGTCCGCAGACGGGTTGCTTGTGCTGTCGGACACGACGCGCCTTGTCTCCACGGGGGAGGGTGGCAACCCAACGCGGCCAGGAGAAGCCAGCGAACGAGAAAGATGGGGCAGGAAGGGAGAAATGCGAGGTCAAAGGTTTCATAGGTTTAAGGGGTGGCGGGGTGAATCAATGCGTGATGATGAACCAAACGAGACCGGCAACGGCCCCCCAGATGATCACGACTTCAAGCGCCTTACGGCGTCGGTAGTCGGCACGGCGGAGGTTAGGGAGGGGGCGAGGGCTGAGGTTGAGCATCTGGACGCGGGATTGGCGGAGGGTATCGGAGTGGCGTTTCATGGGTGGGCGGGTTGCGGGGTGGGGGTTTAGGCGTGCGCTTTAGCGAGTATCGCGTTTATTGGGTGTTCGATGTTCAAACCGTACGGGGGTGTGGTAGGCCAAGCGGGCAACTTGTCTGCATGGCGGTCGTGGTGCCTGAAAACATAGGTTGCCAGGGTGGTTTCGGTCTCCATGCCATCTTTCGCCGCCACAGTCATGTAGCCAGACACCCTCCGCCCGTTAACCCTGACGGAAGCAGGGACGGAAAACCACGTGTCTGCCGTTTCAGCCAGTTCGGCGGCGCGAATGACGCCATCCGAACAAAGCAGACGATGCCCGTTGCGAGGGTGAAGCCCCCAGGGCTGCGAGCGGGTGATGTGCGTTTTTCCAAGTGTGCGCTTTTGCGTGTTCATGGGTTGCGAGGGTTGCGAGGGTTGCGAGGGTTGCGAGGGTTGCGGGGGTTACAGGTTAGGACGAATCAGGCGCATGTACTCGACGTCCAAGGTGGACATGAGGCGGCGGTACCTTTCCGCGTCCTGGGGAGTACATCCGCGCTTTTTAGACCGCGCGTTGAAATCTTTGAAGGCGGCGCGGTTTTGGCGCGCCCAATCTTTGAAGCTGGAAAAACCACGGGCGGCGCGGGAGCGGGAGGCAAATTCCTTGTCGTCGGCAAAGGGGATTTCATTCAGGTTGCTCATAGTGTTTTAGGGATGGATGATTACGCGTGCGCAATGTGAAGCAAGGCTTCCGGGTGGCCCAACTCCGCCGCAATGGCGTGCATGGCCTCGCAAACGGCGGACTCTCCCACGCCGTTGATCGAGCGGGACAACGTGAAGCCAGCGTTGCGGATGGCCTCCCCGGCGGCGGCGGACATTTTGCAATAGCCGTAGCCCCCGGCGGATCCGCTGCCGGAAGTGTGGACTCCTTCCTGGATTTGAGGGGTATCAAACGGGTGGCGCGTGCCCGGGACGTGGACCCAAAGACAGGCATAACAAACCGTGCCGGGCCAATAGAGGCGCAGGGTGGCGACGGCGTGAGTCTCGTTCGGACGGTACTCGGACGGGATGACAAGGGCAAACTCCTTATAGAATCCTCCCTTTTCCTTGCGGTGGCTGGAGTTGAACTTGGTTTTTGCGGCGGGGTTGTAGGTGGCTTTCATGGGTGGGGCGGGTTGCTTGTGGGATGTGGATGGAATCAACGGGTGGAGACGGTGCGGACGGAATCGGCGAGCATGGAGAGGGACAGGCTCAAAAGCTGGCCGTGTGTTTGGCGGACGAACGCGGGGGACTCGGGGTCATGGGCGACCCGGGCAAACATGCCGATGGCCGAGGGGGAGGCGAGGCGTGACCAATGGCCAGCCGGGGCGGCTGGGGCGGGGAGACGGGAGGCGGAGTACATATATGGTGGAGGGTGGAGGGTGGAGGGTGTGGGGTGTGGGGTGTGGGGTGGTTAGTGCTGTGACCGTTTTGCGGTCATGTGGCAAGATTAAAGCATATCGTGGAATAAATCAACAACACATTTTACTTTTTTATTTTGAGCCGGGCTTTTCGCACATCTCACAATATGCCTGCGGGGGACGGCGGTAGGATCAATGGACAAAATCGAGCGGTTTTTGGCAGCTCAATCAACCTTGCGGACAAAAACGAGCGGTTTTTGGCAGATCAATCAACCTTGCGGACAAAAACGATCGGTTTTTGTCCGTGACTCGGTTTCATGGCCTGATTTCAATCTGCTGCCATTTGAGCAAAGACTTTAGTTTTCTTTTGGCATTGATCCTGCTTTACCTGTTCAAATGATCAATTTTAACCCTTAAAACCGGGGTTTTATGCTGAAGGGTGACAAAAAGGGTGACAAAATCAGGTTTTAGAGGGAGGAAGTGACGCGCAGAAAAAATTGTTATACAGTATAACGTGATACGGATGTGATACAGTGTAACGGATGGGTATTATTGTATCACGTTATACTGTATAACAAATATTTGTGAGGCTAGGACAGGATATGGAAAACGGGTTTTAACCGTGATTTTTGTCACCTTGGCAGAATTGACGGTTGAGAGAGCGCTTTGTGATACGGATTACGGATTACGGATTACAGGGTTGACGTGATGCTACATTGAAGTGGAGCAGCATTGAAGTGGAGCAGCATTGAAGTGGAGCAGCGTTGAGGTAGAGCAGCGTTGAGGTAGAGCAGCGTTGAGGTAGAGCAGCGTTGAGGTAGAGCAGCATTGAAGTGGAGCAGCGTTGAGGTAGAGCAGCGTTGAGGTAGAGCAGCGTTGAGGTAGAGCAGCGTTGAGGTGGAGCAGCGTTGAGGTAGAGCAGCGTTGAGGTAGAGCAGCGTTGAGGTGGAGCAGCGTTGAGGTAGAGCAGCGTTGAGGTAGAGCAGCGTTGAGGTAGAGCAGACATCCCCTGCTAGACGCTGTTGACGAGGTGCGTTTTTGTTATACGCTCAAAGCATGGCTAGAACCAAATCCATATTGACGAAAGTGCCCATGAATCCCTGGCGGGCTGATCCTGCGATGGCTGAAGCCGTTGACGCGTTGCAAGCTAAGACGGGCCGCACGTATACATCCTTGATGGAGCAGGCTGTGACTTTGCTGCTGTCTCAACGGGGGGTTGAGTTGAGCGGAGGCACTCTTGCTGGTGATGATCCTGCGGCGATTGAGGAAGCACGGGCTAAAGCGGCGGAGGAGAAGCGATTGAGAGAGGAAGCCGCGAAAGCTGAAGCAGCCAGGAAAGCGAAAGAGGATATTTTCCGAATCCGTAAAGCCTGGAATGACAACTTCAGGGCAAGGGGCGAGGTTCCCAAGAATGGTTTTGCGGCTGAGAACGAGGAAGAAGAGGAAGCGGAGCGGCGGGCGATTGAGGCTGAGAAAGCAGCACGGGAGGCTTTTGTATGAGCGGCATCCCCGTCCTCAGTCCTGAAGATTGGCAGCGGCTGCGCGGGCTGTCTATTAAAGGTGTCCCCGATTCAACCCTAGCCGAACAGTTCAGCGTCCGCATTGGGACAATCATTCAAAGACGCCGGAATGACCAGGAATGGCTTACGCTTTGGAGGGCTGGAGCGCCTCGCCCTGGTCGGCCAAACCAGCAAATTGAAAAAGTGCGGACGTCCAGCCATGATATAGTGACCGCCTCCCTTGAGGAGCTTTCCGCAGAAAACCCGTTGTTAGTAGCATCTTACGCGCATTCCAAGATCAAGGAAGCCGTCCAGACTGACAGCCTCCCCACCCCTTCCTCTTGGGGAGAGCTGAAAACAGCCTCCGAAATATTCCGCAAAGCCGTCGGCCTGGACAAGGATCAAGCCCCCGTCCAGATAAACCTATGGTCAACCAATCAGGACGGTCTTGCTTCCGGTCCCGTCGTCGATGTGACGCCGAGCGAGCCGGAAGGGTGGGTGTAGTCTCAAGAAGGCTTATCTACCGACAACTTTTTGACCGTTTTTAGAAGGACATGAACGCCGGAAACAAGCTCCCGTTGATAATCAACACCTTATGACGGAAAGAGGGAAAGTCCCTGCTTTCCATTACGCTTATTGTATCAGGTCGCGTATTTACATTGTAAAGAATCGGAATGCGGGATCGGCCCGGAGGCTGAGAGGCACTAGCACACAGCGCCAGGACCTGCGGAGGGGGCGCGGGTGCCTGGGCCTGGGTGCCTCCAGCCACCCCCACCACGCGGGTCCCCTCCCCACCCCCGAGCGGCGCAGCGCATACGCGGGGGTAGGCAAGAAAAAATTTTTCCTTCAAAATACCTCCCTACTAAAATCCGCTTTCGTTTTTCGACTTTCTGAAAGATATATCATCCCGTATGAATGGCCGTCCACGTCTCAATCTAGTCAATCAGCGCTTCGGCAAGCTGACCGTCATCTCGAAATACCCTGAAACCAAAGGAGTCAAATACCCCTTCTGGAACTGCCTATGTGATTGTGGCAGAACGGTTTGCAGAGTTACCGCACCCAATCTCCGCAAGGGCGTCATCACCTCATGCAAGCACTGCGCCCCTCCGCCGCCCGTCCCTAAAGGCAAACTTCCACCCTGCACCGCCGAGGGGAGGGAACTGAAGCTGATCCCCAAGTTCACCCCCTTCGGCCTTCCATTGAAGAGCAAGCGCAGGGATCTGACGGGCAAGACCTTCGGCAGGTGGAAGGTGCTCGGGGTGTCCGCTCACGATTCGGATAAGTGGGTGTCCCAGTGCCTTTGTGGCAAGATGGGTCTGGTGTCTCAGGCGTCCCTTGAGAGAGGGTTGAGCCGTTCATGCGGTTGCGCCAGGAACGCGTTGTACAAGATGGTCAAGGGCACCATCGTCAAAACGCCTGAGAACCCTCTCTTTGAGAGAAGGGACAGAAACCCCGTTTTCCTTGCCTGGAGGAGGATGAAGTCCAAGTGTTACGATCCCCGTCACTCAAGCTACCACGTTTACGGTGGCCTGGGTGTCAGGGTGCATCAGGCATGGAAGGACAACTTTGAGGAGTTTGCCAGCCACGTCGGACCCAGACCGGAGAAGGGATATACGATCCAGCGGATTGACAACACCCTCGGTTTTGTCCCAGGAAATGTCCGCTGGGCACCGGGGAAGCAGCACCCCGACAACGAGGTCAGCAACCCCATCGTCACCTACCAGGGGAACAAGACCCGGCTGAAGGAACTGGCAGACCACCTTGGCATACCTCGCGGCCTTCTTCGCTACTACACGATCACCAACCCCCACCCCCTTGATCAGGCGATCGAGCTGTGTCGCAACGCCGCTCCGGTGCTGTCATCCGCGACCGAACCCCAAAACAACTGGGTTTAAATCCGGTTTTAATCTTCCAATCTACACTCTCACATCATTCCACAATCAGAATTGTTCCTTGACGCGGGCTAACCCTTCTCGCACAATCCCGTCCGCATGACCAAGAAACAACTCGCCATGGACGTCATCGAGCAGTTCCCAGACCTGCCGAACAGGACGATTGCTCGAAAGCTGATGGCGGAGCACCCCACGGTGTTTCTTACCGAGGATTCCGCCCGCCTTGTCGTGCGCGACATTCGAGGAGCCAAGGGACAACGTGATCGTCACAATGCCGTGCCCAGTATGAAACGCCCTCTTGGATGGCAGCAGAACGTGATGCCCAGGGCCATCTCCCAGGATCGTCCTGATCTGGTCATCAAGGGTGCGCACCGGACGCTGATCCTGTCGGACATCCACATCCCGTATCACGACGAAACGGCCCTCAACGCAGCCATTGAGTACGGCAGGAAGAACAAGCCTGACATCATCATCCTGAATGGTGACATCGGGGACTTCTACGCGGTGAGCCGTCACGACAAGGACCCGCGTCGCAGCCTCGCCGAGGAGCTTGACGCCATCCGTCAGTTCCTGTTCTGGCTGCGCAAACAGTTTCCAAAAACCCGCATCCTGTTCAAGATCGGGAATCATGAGGACAGGATGGAGCGGTTCCTGGTCAAGAATGCGCCCGTGCTCCTCGGCACCAGCGACTTTGAAGTGTCAACGCTGCTCAAGTTCGACGAACTCAAGATTGAGTGCGTCGGCAGCCTGAACCTCATTCGCCTTGGCAAGCTGTGCATCTACCACGGGCATGAGCTGCCGCAGGGGATGTCGAGTCCGGTGAATCCGGCCAGGGGCATGTGGATGCGGGTGCAGGAGACTCTTCTGGCAGGGCACTGGCACCGGGTGTCGGATCACACGGAGAAAACGGGGATTTCAGGAAAGGTGAGTTCCTGCTGGTCAACCGGGTGCCTGTGCGATCTGAAGCCGGATTACGCAAGGGTCAATCGCTGGAGCCACGGATTTGCCTTTGTCACCACCGACAATAATGGCGAGTTTGAAGTCAGGAACCACAGGATTCTCAACGGCAAGGTTTACTGAACATGCCACGCCTGCCCAAGGTCGAACGTCGAAAGCTCGGCAAGCACCGGGCTGACGGTCGATGGCTCGGACCGGGGCAGATTGAGATTGACCCACGTCTCACCCCCGCCCGTGAGCTTGAGGTGCTGCTGCATGAGTTCTTCCACGACAGGCACCAGCATTGGACGGAGCAGAAGGTGACGGAGGAAGCTCTTATCACCCAGAAGTTCCTCTGGAAGCACGGTTACAGGAAGAAGGAAAGATCTTGAAACTCCTTCCACAATCAGAAAATACACCTTGACTTCGGTCCACTCCCTTCCACATTGTCAGCCCATACCAACACCCAGCAATACCCACCCGCATGAAGCACAACTACACTGACGACGAACTGCTCGAAGCATTTGAGAAATCTGAACCCTTGAAACTCGGTGTTTACAAGGGTCTCCGCGCCTTCCTTGACGCCCTTCCCGAGCGCTTGCAGGCCCAGCCCGGCCCATGGCCCGGCCAGCAGGAGGCGATAGATGCGGCGTTTCAGCAGATAGACGAGTTTTATTTAGACTACAAATCATCACACGATGATTGGGAGCACGAAGCCCCTGCCCGCCTCGCCATCGCCCAGGCCTACGACAAGGCCAGGCCGCAGGCCGCTGAGATTGCCAGCCTCAAGGCCGAGCGTGAAAAATGGGAGGCGGATGCTTTGCGATACTGCAAAAACGCCGACTTTTGGCGGTCTGAGCACGACAAAGCCCAGGCCGAACTCGCCGCCCTGCGCCAGCCCCTCCTGGCCGACGATGGCCGAAGCCTAGAAGCTGTGTTTGTTGACGCCTTCAATGCCCATTGGCAGGCAAATCAGAAGCCAGGTGGCCGTATGGCCGGGATACAGGCCGTCGCCGCCGTGGTGCTGGCCCAGGCCGTCCGGCGCATGGAGGCCGTGCCG